CCACTTCGTCTTCTCCTTCTGTTGGTTGTGCTTCAGGTTCGATTGTCGAATCTGAAATTTCTTCTTCGCCTTCTGTGGCGGCAACTTCTGCAACGCGCGCTGAACGAATGGCTGGTTCTGACGTCAAAGCAACACCAGTCATTTCACCCTTTAAAATGCGCACTGTTCCGTCTTTAAGTGTTTCGTATTCGTCAAAATAAACTTCAACACTAAAACCGTCACGCAAACCTTCTTGTGCTTCAACAAGTGCGTCAGTTCCCGCAGTTGTGTTAGCAATTTTGAAAGTGGCGTCAATCCCTTTTTCATTTGCTTGAATTGAAAGTGTTTTGCCAATTCTGCGTGTGCGATCGTGTTCGAGGTTAAGCAAAACGGCAGTTGGTTGAATTGAATTGGCAGCAAATTGCACTTTGCCAATTGAGGCGTTTCCAGTCTCCTCAAATGTCACAATGCGTCCAGTGATTGTGCGACTGTTTGAATCAGCAGCCGTGATTGCAATTGGTGTGATTACTTTTTTCATAGCAGCATGTCTTCTTCCTCGCGTATTTCTTCGACCGACATTGCGCCGATACGATTTAAGATTTCATAGACTTGCGCGCGCTCATAAGGATTGCCACGCAAGAAATCGTCGAGATCAAACATGACCCTGTTGCCTGCTGGTGTAAAATCAGCAAATGACAAGCGTTGTTCGATTATGGACATGTAATTTCTGAAAGCAAAATCAACGAGGTCGCGCCTCTTGTCCAAGGCGTTGGAATACGTGAAACTTGATTGCTGCGAATCAGTGAAATACGCTGGCAAACCGCATGCGCGTGATAATTCAAGGGCAACGTAATTCCGCGCTTCGTTCAGCTGCAAATTCTTTGGGTCATACCCAATTGTCTCCAGGGTGACGTCAGCATTAAGGAAAGCGGTTGATTTGTTGCTTCGGGCGGTACGCCATGAAGACAAAAGTTTTGCAACGCGATCTGCTGGAAGTGATGTGCCATTTGATTTCAAAACCATTTGCGGAATTGGTTCATTGGCAAAATTCATTGAAGCCTTTTCAAGCGCAGCAGCGGCCTTGATTGTGCGACCTGCACGCGCAAGCAAACCTTCCTGCGTATTTGGAAAAACAACTAAATTTGTTGGGTCAATTGGTGTGCCGTCAATTTCGTAAGAATCTATCTCTGTTCCATTGGCGTTTGTTGTAATTGAGACACGTTCAGGTGCGACACGTTCCATTGCGCGAATTTTTCCTGTGTCCGCATAACGTTCCATAACGTAACCATAAGCCGCGTTATGGAAAAACAAATCGGAAATTATCCACGCCCAAAATGTAGAACCCGGAATTCTTGGGTCAGGCTGGTTGATAACACGCGGTTGCGTAATCTTCTCGCCCGTGGCTTCATTTCGTGTGTGCATTGGTAATGAAGAAATGGTTTGAATAATTCCAAGCGCACGTGCAACTGTTGGCACGCTCATTGCTTCAGCGCGGTTGGCACTTTGAATCCCATAAAAATAAAAATTGTTATTTTCTGTAAAGTAAGGTGCTAGTGAAGCGTCAACGTCCAAGGGTGCAGCTGGAACGGCAGCTGCAACCCGTGGCGTGAACAAATCGAAAAATCCCATGCCCGAATTGTGGCAGGCTTATACCTTCAACCCACCATGATGTCTAGATCATTCTCTGGGCGTGTCGCAAAGTGCGTGACCAGCGCGGTGGCAACTGCGCCACAAACAACGGCTTGACTTGCCCGCCTACCAATAACCCAACCACCGTCACCACGTCTCAATTGCACCGCTGACAAGATTTCGTCAGTCAACTGTGCTTGACCCCTATGTTTCAACCGCCCACTGTTGATTGCCGATAAAAGTTCGTCACAACTTTGCGGATAGGACGCGTCCATGTCGAAAATTGGAATTCCTGCTGGTGCAAGGCGTGCAGCGACCGCGCCACTGGTTTTGCGTGAATACAGGACGTATTCGACGGGATACCTGCGGGCATAGTCTGCAAGATCGTTGGCAATGGCCTTATCGTCTAATTGAAGGTCATTCGCCCACGTGTGCAGCATTTTGACCACAAACGTTTCCGCGCCTAGTTTTTGGGCGGCAACAAGACTTCCATGTTTTCTGTCAGGTGAAAGGTCAATCGCCAACCAAGTCAATTTCTCAGGGTCTAGGTCTGCGTCTTTGTCCAAGCAATTACCCCATGAAGCCGAATCAACCGCGGAAGATATTGCCACAACCCACCGACACAAAACTTCTGTCATGACCACGTCAGGCGGGTCTTTTAAAACTGACTTGATATTGTCTTCATGAATCGTGATTCCCATTGCTGGATTGGCGTGCCGTGCGTTTTCAACGCTGATTTCGTCAGTCGGTGCAGACCATTCAAAGTATCCAATTTCATCTTCAGCCCCAGCGATCTTCGCCAACGCCCTTTCCCGAAATGCGTTCAAAACAACGCTGCTGGAATCGCCCGCGTTTGTGTACGCCATGACAAGCGGGTTGCGCGCGGCCATGAGGGTGTATCGCAATGAGGCGAAACTCTCTAAGTCATTCATTTCGCGCAATTCGTCAAGGTGAATCGTTTCAGGTCGAGAGACACCGCGCGCAGCTGAACCGCCTGCCTTGACCATGAACCGTGTTCCGTTGATCGTCTCAATTTCTTCAGCCCCATGCGCCCAGCGGATACGTTTGACTTGTTTTGCCAAAGAATCGTTTGCTTCAATCAAGGACACCAGCGCACGAAATTGTTCAAGGCTTGTCGCCAATCTATGCGCCGACCCAATTTGCAACGGTTCGTCCCATAGGAAAAGACCGCCAAGAATTCTAATCTGTTGCAAAAACGATTTGCCGTTTTGACGTGCGACCACGCACACGTTCAGGGGCGTAGCCCACCGCCCGTCAGGCTTCACCTTGTGTGAGTGGATTAAGTAGAATTTTTGCCATTCCATAAGGTCAACGTTCAGGCTGGTGGCCAAATCTATGAGTTCACCCCCGCGTGAAGGCAAATCGTTCAGCGGTGTGTGGATTCTAGGCGTCAAAACGCCAAAAACGCGTTCTGTGTCCCTACCCAAAACCGTTGTAAGCCTATCTAAGACCTTCTCAGGCAGTATGTGACCTTCTGTGACCTTCCTACTCATGTTCGAGGCTTTTTGAGGCATTTTGGGGCAAATCTTGCCAAGAAAGGGTCAGGGGTGTCGGCGGTGTGTAAAAAAACCGCCCCCCTTTGGCAGAATTGCAACTTCCACACAAAGTTTGCAGATTCCAGTCTTCGTCACCACCACCAGCAAGTCTTGGGACTATGTGGTCAACCGAATTGCCCTCACCACCACACTGCTGGCAGGTATATGAATCCCGTTGCAGAATCCGTGCGCGTATCTTGCGCCACTTGCCTGTGCTGCCATTGTCTTTGAGTGCGCTTGCCATTAGTAGTAGTTCCTCTGCTGATGAAACGCCCATGCTTTGCATGGTGTCTGATAACGAATTGTGACATAACGAAGGGTTGCGTCAATCTGTCTAAAAGGGTCAAGGTCACGGTAATGCTTCGACCGCATTTGCCCTAGGCCGTAATGACTTCCATTGCGTGCAGTGTATGACCACCTTGATTCTTTCGTGATGATCTTGTTGAAGCATTGGAATTCTTTATAGTCAAGAATCCTAGAATGTGCATATAACTTTAAATGGTCTATCGAATAGTTAGCAGCTGATGAATTGTGAATGCTTGTTATTGAAAGCAATGCCGAAATGAAATAGACCTTGCCCATTAGCCGTTTGCGCCCTTGCAGGCTAACCGCATCAGCGGCCTGCTTCAAGCGGAAACAGCGTACCGCGACTGTCAAGCAAGTGAATAACTTACGCATGGCCTTGGGCGTGTCCCACAAGTTTTGCACGCCTGTGCATAAAGCCTGTGGATAACTATTAGCGTGTAATGACTTCAATTGAATCCCACCCTTCACGTTTAATCTGCAACTTTGCCAATTGCATGCGTTTGTGATGATCGCGCACAACCTTCAATGGTGCTGGGAATTCGCGTTGTTTTTGCACTTCTATACACGTTTCCAGCCTTGTATCAAAGACAACCAATTTAGTTTCAATGCCTAATCGTTGCGCCAAATTAAGCCACACTTGCCTGTGTGTTTTGATTGTGTGCGTCCCGTCAGCGATTAGGTCTTTGCCCGCTTCCACGGCCACCACGGCCTTATGGCGTTGCATGTGCATAAACATGGCAATGTCCAATTCACGATTTATTCGCACCGCTTCAGTGTTGTAGATGTGTTCAAAGCCTGTTTTGTGCTTCAACACCCACGTTGATTTACCAGCCCCAGGAATACCCATAAGCACGTGAATCATTTGCTAACCTGTGCAACCGTCATGAAACTGCACACCACGCACTGAATGATTTCGACATTGGGTGGCAGTAAGTCCGTCACCTTTTGAATCAGCTGCTTGGTTACCTTTTTGCAATTGCGACATTCAAATTGCACTGTGTCCATAGTTGGATTTCCTCAAATTCTCGATTGGCTGAAGGTTAATTTGTGTCACCCACCAGTTCGGTTGCTTGGTGTGACGGTATTTTGGGCGTTGTGCCATTGAAATGGGAATCCAACCCGCAATGAAATAGTTGCCTGCTTGACCCGTGACTAGCACTGCAATATCAGTTGGCCTGTCGTATTCGTGAATTATCAGTTGCCCTGAAATGTACTTAGTCCAGCGCACTTCAATTGCATTGCCTACGTCGGCCTTGACCTTGAATTTGTTTTCGTACGGATCAAATGGAAGATTGAAATACTTTGCAACCACCCATTCGCTTCCAATTGCTTCGGCTGATTCAACCAAATAGTCAAACGTCCCCAATTCTTTTTGATAACGTTGGGGATTGTCTAAGCCTTTCGTTGATTCTGCCGTCAGTTTAATTGCTGCCAGCATGCACACCATTTGTTCGTTGTGCGTCAGGTGTGCTTTCAACGGCAACCCACACAAAACCAAATAATCTTTTCATTGCCGTAGCCTTTTTGATAGCCAAATGCGTCAAATCTGACAAGACTTGAACACTTGTCACATTGTTCCATTTTGTATTCTTCGACCACTTCGCCTTCGCACATAAGTTTGCCAGTCATTGTTTTGACTTGTATCACTTCCCAATAATCGCTCATATTTGTGGTTTCCAAGTTCCGTCGCTGGTTAAAACTAGCCATATTGGGTCACACTGATCGGGTTTGCGCCCTACGCATGAATAATTTGCCCAGTCCTTTTTGGTCTTTGCACTGTTTCCGCTGCGGAAAATGCGGTGGCCGTGACGGCATTGTGGTGCTTCAGCAACCAATTGACCGCCCAGTTGTGTTGCGATTTCTGCCACACCTGAAGCCAAAGTTGGAACACCAGCTGCTTCCATGTCTTCTTCAGTTTTGTAACTTGGCACTTCGCCAAATTTAGTTGCCCAGTAGTCATAGTCCTTGTCAGTGTTTGCAACTTTCGCCGAAGTCTTTTCGACTTGTTCCATAGTTTCCTTTGTGCTTCTCTCAGCCCCACCCATGACAAGTTGTTGCACCCTCATAATTGCTGACGTCGTCGAATCTTCTACAAACCAACGACGCATATTCGGTTGATATGCCCCCTGATATCCGTACGCGTAGTCAATGCCTGCTGGGTTTAAATCAGTGTCATTGCGAAACGCCTTTGCTTCAACAAGGACGTAGCCCTTCTCAGCACTAAATTCAACAATGCGGGTTTCAATGCGTCCAGTTGGGTAAGTTTTCAGCCAGCGTTCTAAGCGTTCACGGCTTGCCTCATAATTGTCCAAGAATCCCATTTATTTAACCGCCCTTTTCTGTTGTGAGATGTGGCGACTAATTGCACGCCCGCGGGTATAGCCTTCACGGCTTCCGTCTTTGTGCCCAAATGAGTAACCAAGTGCAGCGGCTAAGGTGCAAAGAACACCGATAAGGAACAACGCCCGCAAAGTCTGCGGGTCTAATAGATCAACGACCATTTTGAATTCTCCCGATTCTTGGTGGTAAGGACTACCACCTGCACTCAGGGTGACGCATAAGGCGCGCCAAATCAAGAACCTTGCGTGTGTGTCGGCGTGTCACCTGACTTTCCCTTGGATTTTAGTCCGTTGCCAGCCAGCACACCGCCCAGTGAACCAGTCAAGAAAATGGCTAGGGTCTTCAATAGGTCAATAAAGGCTGCGTCATTGGGTGCTTGTGCGCCAATTGGTTGGGTGACAAATATGAGCGCGTAAGTTATGCCAACCGTGACAATTAAAAACACCGCTGCAAGGGTTGCGCCAATAATTAAAATCAGCTGCGCGTGGACGTCCTCAGGGGCGCGGCGTCGTGCTGGTTTGTGGTGTTGTGAATCCAAGTATGTCGTCAGTACACGTTCCAGTGGGGACGCATTGTGGTTTTTGGCACTCAGGTTTTGACCAGTTTTCATATTCTTGGCACTCATAACGTGTCCAACCCTGATACCCACAAGCAGTCAGCATTAACGCAAGTGCCCAAGTCAATGCTGCTGCCGTGAGTTTCCGAGTTACTTCCCCGTTAACCCGAAACTCTTATCCGCAGGGTTTAACCAGCGCAAAACAACTGGTGCAATTGCTGCGAGACCTGCCATTGCAAGTGTCTTTGGGTCAGTCACACCCGCCATGTATAAGGCCAGTGCTGCTGCCATGAATGATCGTGCCCATGAAGCGATTAAGGCTTTGGCTTTGTCCATTTTTTTGTCTTCTCCTTTGTCGGTTTTACTCCCGATTTTGGTATTTCAACTGTTGGGTGTTCGCCCTTGTAAGGTACGAATTTGGGAATCCCAAACCCAACAATCTCTTTGCCAACGTTGCGCACCTTCACCATGACCATGCCACCATTTCGCTGGTCGCCTGTGCCACTGGTATTGCCTTCAATCGTCACACATTGTTTGTCGTCAATTAAGCCAACGACAATTCCAACGTGACTTATACGATCAACGCCGTCATGTGGGAAGTCCATAAAAGCAACATAACCCAACTGCGGCATATTTGACCAACGGTTGATTTCTTTAAATTTATGCGCACCAATTGCAGTGCCAACCACTGAATGAAACTTGACGCCCGCTTGTGCTGCACACCAGTTAACGAAAGAACCGCACCAAGGTAGTCCGTCGGCCTTTGTAAATTTGCCGTATTTGGTGAGGTTGTTGCCTTCCTCAATCGTGCCAATTTCAGCCTTTGCAATTTCAATGAACGCAGCTGAAGTGCCTTGCGGATACATCTTAGTCAAGTGTTCCACTTATAGCCCAAGTGCCTTTAGGTCATCAGCAGTTAAACCAAGTGCAGCAAGTTTTGCTTGTGCTGCTTCTTTGACTGCTTCTGTTTCTGCCTTTGCAGTCTCTTTGTCTGCGTAGGCTTTTGCGTCTGCTTCTAATGCTGCTTTTTCCGCTGCCGTCATTGGTCGTTCAATGATTTCGCCCGTTTCAACATTATGAATTGTAACTGTTGGATTTGTCATTATTGCACCCCATATAGTGTGTATGTACCGCTTGAAAAATTAGCACCATTTGTGCCTATAACTAGGCTTGTAATTGCTGCGGCTGAATTGACTACGCCTGTGTAATTCATTACGCCTTGAAGCCCGCTGCCTCTATCACCTTGTGATTGTGCGCCAATTATTTTGTAGCCAGTCGTGTTTGCATAATCATAGATATTGATAATTGATGATGAGGCCGTTGGTGTTTGAACAAGTGAATTGTAAAATAAATACATTTGCGCAACTGCTTGGTCATAACCAGTTTGTAAAGCCGCACCATTTGAACCCGTTGCCACCTGTTGGATTGAATAACTGGTAATTGAATTTGCAGTGATTTTGACATTGTTACCTGAACCGCTTGAAAATGTAAAATTGTTCAAGACTAATTGAAGGTTTTTGTAAGTTCCTGCAATGCTGCTAAGCGTGACGGAAGCGCCTGACAATGAACCGCTTGCAATCGAGGTCATACCTCCACCGCCTGCTGGTGTTGCCCATTTCAAGCCTGTTGCAGTCGTACTATCCGCGACAAGTATTTGGTCGTTAGCACCGACACCAAGACGTGCGTCCACCGTGCTAAAAGTAAATAGATCGCCCTTGGTTGTCAGTGGTGTGACATCTGACGTTGTTGTCCAGGCTGGCACACCGCCTGAAACTGCTAAAACTTGACCAGTTGTGCCAATTGGTAGGCGCGTGCTTGTGTTTGCCGTTGCTGATGAATAAGCAATGTCTCCAAGGGTTGTTCCAGGTTGCAATGCCTTCAAACGTGTATCAACGCCTTGCAGCGCAATATCAAAATCGGCTGGAAGGTCAGTCACCAAGTCCGTTGACGTTGGTAACACGAAGCCATAATTTGTTGTTGGATTTGCCATGTTGTCTCCTTATCAGACCACTATTGTCGCATTTTCCCAGTCAAGCGTTGGCGACACGCCCGACCAGGTAAATGTGTTGGAAATTTCGTCCCATTGAAGTGCCTGCAATGAAAACGCCACTGGTGACACAATCAACGAAACCGAAACTTGGTTGTAGGAAGCCTGAAACGACCAGCCCTCAACAAATCCTTGAAAGATTGAACCCATGTTTGAAGGTAGGTCATTGATTGCCACCGCTTGACCCATAAACGTGCCAATAAGGTCGTCGCGGTCTGCGTCGTCCAATTCAGGGTTTGTCAGGTCAAATGTGATTTCGCTAAAAATTGCCTGTGGGTCTTTGCGAAGTGCCAAATAAAAATCGGCTTGGTCTTCAGCGTCGGTCGCATTGTGCAATGTTGTGGTGATGATTTGTGCAAGTGTGCCATAAGTAAGAATTGAAGTGGCGTCAGTTGCAGATTTTTCCGCATTGCTAGTTGCACCGTATTTGATTGTCAGGTCATTGCGCACGTCGCCCGCGCGGGTTTCGGTACGCAGTCCAGCCGCACGGGCTTGATTTGCCGTAAGTTGAACGTACCCATTAGCTGCAAGATATTGACTGCGGTGTGTTGCGTCGGCATAAGAAATGCGACCCTGGGCGTCTTCGTAAATATAACCAAGTCCTGAAGTGGCAAGTGCTGAAACCAGTGAATAAACGTCAGTCCGACTTGAAGAACGCGCGGCCAATTCATAATCACCAGGTTGGTCAATCTCCCCAAGGCCAACGTTTTCCGCAGTTGCCCAAGTGGTTGTTGGGTCGTAAGTCGCCCAAGTCAATGCACCAGGCACTTCAGCCCAATTGTTTAAAAGTAAATTTGAAAGAATTGTGTATATCTGTGTCCCGTCGAATGCCTTTGAAAGCACGCCGTTAGTCAAGGATTTTGGCAAACGTGCCAAAGCCCCTAGTGCGGTGATTGAATACGTTTGAGTGAACATGGTTGAACCCACGTCACGGACTTCTAAGCCAATATCAACTACATTGCCACCAAAAATTGCAACAAATGTTCCTGAGGTGTCTTTGACGGAAACACCAATTGTTGAGTTAATTGACACGGGAATGGTTGTTTGTGCAAGGTCAATTAACTGAAGATTAACGTAACCCGCCTGCGCTTGCTCATAGATATTTGTCCGACCACTACGAATGACCAAGTTTGCCAAAACTGCGTCGGTGTATTCAACGCCGTCAATTTCAACCAGCCAAATGGGATTCCATTGCGTCATTAGATCGCCACAAGCGCGGTTGCACCACCAGTGCCGCGATAGTAAGAATTGTTCAAGGTTTCAACGATTGTGCGTGCCGTGCCTTCTTTGTCAATTGCACCTGAAACGTTCACGTTAATGGTTGTGCCTGACGCCGCGTTGATTCCAGCCAATGAGTTTGTGTTAACACCCGAAGTGCCAAAAGCAAAAGCCCTGTTCGACATGGCTTCAATTCCTGCAAGTGATGTTGTTCCACTTGCAAAGTTATCAAATGCACCCGCAATGTTTGTAATGGCCGCAGCTGCTTTTGCTGCAACTGTTGCCATTGCCCCGCCGCCAACGCCACTGCTTGTCGTGCCTGTGCCACCAGCACCAGTCATTCCGCCTGACCCACCACTTGCCGTGCCTGTCCCACCACTTGAAGCAGCACTTGAACCCCCACGACTAATTGCCCCTGGTGCGCCCCCTGTGGCAAATGATGATCCAGTACCAATTTTAGGAATTAAGGGGACATCTTTACCCCATTGAACTGCGTTGTAACCCTTGATAATTAGGTTGATTCCGTCAATGGCCGTGTTCAATAAAGGTTTGATTGCACCCAATACCTTTGCAATGATTGTAATTACCACCTCAGCAATGTCGCCAACAATTTTCATTGCCCCACCAATTGCAGAACCAATCAACGGTGCAATAAATTTGACAACGTCATAAAATGCAGAAAATTCGTCTTTGCTATTCATTACCGCGGTTTTAACATTGTCGAAAATTGCTTTAATGCCTTCAAAAATTGGTTGCACTGTTTTCTTAATTGTTGAACCTACGTCGCTGATTACCTTGCCAAAACCGTCACCCTCAGTCAAACTGAAAGCCTTGGAAAATGCGTTGATTGCTGGGAGTGCATTGTCGTTGATGAATGTCATAAGTTTTTCAAGTATTGGCAACAAGGCAAACCCAATTGTTTCTTTGGCTTCGTCAAATGCCACCTGCATGCGGGCAATGCGTCCAGCATAAGTGTCTGCGTTGCGTGCTGCTGCGCCGCCAAATAAATCTGAAAGGCGACCTTGCACCTGTGTGAAACTCATGGTCTTTAATTCAGCAGCTGAAAGACCAATTCCTAATTTGCCTAGTGCAGCACTGTTGCCGTCATAAGCCTTGCCCAACGCATTGGCAACGGTTTCCAGTGGCTTACCTGTTGCCGTTGAAATGTCTAAGGCGGTTGTAAGTAAATCTTGCGCCTTTGTAATGTCCCCAGTTGAACGCACCAAGCGTCCCAAGGCTGGGCGCAACTGATCGTCAGCCACACCCGTGGCAAGTGACATTTTAAGAATAGATTGTTCGGTTGCAGCAATTTGACCTTTGGTTGCCCCTGTGGCATTTTCTAAGGCAAGGGCTAACTGTGTCTGCGCTTGTTCGTCGGCGACGGCTGCCTTGACCCCGTCAATGCCTATTTTGACCGCATAAGCGGCTGCGGCAGCAGCGGCAGCGACAAATGCTGCGCCAATCATTTTGCCAGCCTTGCCCATTTTGTCGCCAAATGTGTCAACGTCTTGGCTTGCAGATTTTAACGATTTGTTGAGATTGTCAACGTCACCAAGAATGGAAAGTTTGAGCGTGCGACTACCAGCCATTAGTCATACTCCTTCACTATCTTAGAAAACGATTCTTCCCAGCGACGGACTATTTCAGGTTGGGCACTGCGTAGGGTCGGATAGATAAACCAACCACGCGACCCGCGACCTTCACGACCCGACCACACTGGGAATTGTTTCAAACGGTTTGAACCAAATTCAGCACCGCCCCAAAGTTGTTGCGTTGTCCCGCCACCGCTTAGTTTTTGACCAGCGAATCCAAAACTCATTTCGCCAATCTTTGAAGACTTGGAAACCTTTGAACCTTGTGCCACACGATCGTCCAGCAAATTCCTAGAACGTCCCGCTGCGTCAATGATTTTGCCACGTACCCAATCAGCAAGTTTTGAAGTCTGTTGTTTTGCTTGGGCGGTTGCTTCTTCGTCCATTGCTTTAAAAGAACGGACAATGGCACGCAATTCAGCCTTGTCGTAAGCGATTGCGTCACTTGCCATTTGCCCGTCCTTCCAAGATTTCCAACACTGTCAGAATGTCTTCAGCTGCTTCGAATTCGCTGGGCGATAACCCTGTTGCCAAGGCTAGTTCCCAAATTACTCTTGCGAGGCTTCCGACTGGGTGGCTTTTGGGTTTGCTTCACCGACAATGACTTCAGAAATTGTTTCAGTCCAAATGTCAATCGGTTTCACTGGCTTGCCCGCTGCCTCACGTTTCATGGCGTGATATGCAAGGAATACCAAATCGGATATTCCGATTTTTTCCTGTGCCTGTGCAATGGTGTTACCAGTGTGCTTTTCCCATTTAACCCACTCAGGCGGTGCAGCCGTGTAAGTTATCTGATCTCCGTTGGTGTATTCAATTGTGATTGGTAGTTTCATTTTGTCTCCCGATTAGTAGTTTTTAACTGAATGTTTCGCTTGGATTTCCAACCACTACAAATGATAGCGATACGGTCTGCGCGTCAGGTGCTGCCCCGCCGATTGACGGAACGACTGGCATGACGTTGCAAGTGAACACCGCGCCTGTTGCAGCAGTCAAGGAAACGGCCAAAGTTGTATTTGGTGCGCTTTCCCATGCAGTCCAAAGTGCTTCGCAAAGTGATGAAGTCGCGCCCCAGTCTGCAAGCATTTCAATGTCCAAAGTCCACTGGTCGTCAATGTGCTTGTAAGCCTTGCCGTCAAGTGTTTGGTATGTGGTAACTGTTGGCGAATTACTTAGAACCGCGCTTGTCGCCTGCGCGTCGTAGTTAACGGTCGCGATCGTCAACACTAAATCGCGACCCGTGATGATCGTTGTTGGCACGTTATCTCCTTTTATGTAGTTTGTGTGTAGTACGTCGAAACGTTTATGTCAGCAACCAGCATTGGAGATTGTCCTACTTCCAACACTGTCGGCTTTTCAACAACGCCAACAACGTATCCTGCGGGCATAGCCGCAAGAATTCCTATGATTAGTTTTTCCAGATTGTCTAGTGAACCAGCGTTGCTATTTGAAGCAACAATGGCAGTGATTGCAAAGTTGATTTTGACTTTGGTTGAAGCCTTGCCAATCAACACAACTTCCATGTAAGGCGAATCGGG